ACCAATTGCTACGTTGTTTGCACCTGTAGTATTCCCAAACAAAGGTGCGTAGCCAATTGCCACGTTGCTGTTGCCCGTGGTGTTTTGACGCAGAGCAGTATGGCCTACTGCTACGTTGTCGCCCCCAGTTGTATTTGTGTATGCCGCTTGATACCCAACAGCGGTGTTGTTGGAGGCGGTGGTGTTAGACAAGAGTGCGTTATACCCAAGCGCTGTGTTATTTGCACCAGAAGTATTCGCCCCAAGAGCTATGCCGCCCACCGCAACATTTTGACCGCCATTGTTGTAGTACAGCGTGTCAAAGCCAATCGCAATGTTGTTACCAGCGGTCGTGTTGGTATAGAGCGTATTTCGCCCAACGGCGACGTTATATCCACCAGTGGTGTTGCTGAAAAGTGCTTGCTGGCCAACGGCAACGTTCACAATTCCGGTCGTATTCGCCGCCAGTGCACTCGCACCCACCGCAGTGTTGGTAGACCCAGCACCTCCGCCCCGGCCTACCAAAACTCCGTTGAACGTTATGTCAGATCCGACAGACGTTCCGCTAGAGGCTACTTTCGAAGCGTTTAGGAACAGCAGTGCATTAGCCGTTCCTGAAGAGAATGTCTGACCGAGTTCGAGTTTATCCGTGTTGAGATTCGTAAAGTTAGTGTCAACCTCTGTATTCGTTAGAGGCGTGCCTTTCCCGGCCCGAGTAACGATAGTGCTCATGTTCTAAACTCCAAACCCGGTCAGTTTCTTTTAGGCTGCGGCGAGCGTAATCGTCCAAGTTACGGTAAGGCTATCGTTCGCACCTTTGTTTACGACCGCGAACACTGTCCTGCATAGCATATCGCCCGTCGAAGTTGCGTTAAAGATCCCCGCCTCGGTTACGGCGCCAGTCGCATCACCGGCCTCAAACGACGCTTCGTAAATAACCTTCTCGTTATTCGTGCCGCTAATCGTCGTGCTATCAAGCGCCTCTCGAGAACCGAGTTGCGACCCTAGATCCGTATCACCCGCAGCCGCCGCTGTAGTGCCGGAGCCGAGGCCCATGTGCGACATAACCGCCTTAGACGTTCCAACCATCCGAGAGATAACAAAGGCAAGACCCTCGTTAACCACAAGGTTCTTAATCTCTCGTGCATCTTTTACGCTTCCGTCCGGACCGCGCAACACCAAGGAGACATCGCCGGTCATCTTAAGTTTCTCGTTAAGCATGATTTACCCTTTCAAAAGGTTCTAGAGGTGCCGACGTAATCCTCGGCGAAATAGTACGCTTCGCAGTAATCCTGATTTAGAAGACTACCGGAATCGGTAAAGGTCGCGGTATCGCTCTTGCCTAAAACCGGGAATCTTACGGATGCGTCGGAAATGCTTGCGCTATCCGATGCTGGCCTGTTGAATTGTAGCGCCGCGCTCTCTGAAAGACTAGCCGAGTCGCTTAACGGCTTTACAAGAGCGAACAGGAGCGCGTCAGAGAGAGCCGGAGTCTCGGATAAGACTTTCGTAAACGCGAACGTCTGCGCGTCGCTAAAGCCCGCCGCGTCCGCCTTGTTAAGCGTTACCGAGAACACCGCGCTATCCGCCGCAGTCGCGCTATCGGAAAGCTGCTTTGTACCGGAAAGCACTAGAGCATCGCTAACACTCGCCGTGTCTGTCTTGTTGAGTCCCAGCGCGAATACTTGCGTATCGGAAAACGAGGCGAAGTCTTGCTTAAATAGCCCGGATGTTAGTGCCGCACTGTCACTCGCAGCGAAAGCATCTGACTGCGGCTTAACAAGAGAGAAGGCTTTCTGCTCAGAGATGTTTGTGACGTGATCGATTGACTTAAAGAGCGAAATAACCTGATCGTCGTCCGCGAGAACACCGTTAACATCGTCTGTCGCGCCGATTGTGTCCGAAAGAACCTTTGTGATTGCTCTTGTTTGCGATTCGGCGAAATAAATGTAGTCGGTAGCCTCTGTGTAATCCTCGAGGAAGTAGTCGATCGCGTAACCAGAGAAGGCAACCTTATAGAAATGATTAACCCTGAGATCGCTCGCGCTCGCGCTATCCGAGGCAACCTTTCCGGTCGATTTATCCGCCTCATCAGCGAAAGTCGCCGCGTCCGTTAATACCTTTGTTAGCGCGAGAGACAACGCATCTATAACAGCCGCGCTATCAGCAAGAACCTTCGTAAAGCTTCTTATCTCTGCGTCGCTAAATACCGGCGTGTCTTGCTTGCCTAACCCAATAGCAAAATTAAGGATATCCGCAAGCGCGGCGGAATCCGCAAGAACTTTGTTGACATTAACGGCGATCTGCTCGGCTATCAGAGCAGAATCAGCGAGAGTAAGGAACTCTATCCACTCAGCAAGTACAGCGTCTGCGGCCTTGATCTGCCACACGGCGGCGTAAACCGCCGCTCTTATCTCTTTGACGCTAGCGGCGGCGTTAAACGTAGCGGCGTAAAGATCCGCCCTCGTTTCTTTTGTACTAACGGCAGCCGTCAGGTACAGCGGCGTTACACTGACCCGAAGCTGCGGCATTAGTCAAAGTCGGCCCTAAGCCGAATCTCGACAGGCTCGAAAACAGTCTGCTTCATCCCGCTTGGCATCGTAATCTCGACCTCTCCCTCGTAATCACCGCCCGGAAGGTCAAGGTTACCCGCAGCCCATACGACATAACAAACCCCGTCTACAGCATCGCCACCGGCGCCGGAGTTAATCGTAAGGTTTCGAATTACAGACGCCGATTCCGCGCCTACAGCGCGAAGCAGGAAGCGACCAGTCGCATTAGTTAGATCGACCGGGGTTCCGCTCGGGTCTTCCGTAATTGTGAGCTTAAGCTGTGGGCCTGTGTCGCCAGCTACGAGCCGAACTTTTGCCATGCGCCCCGCCTATTCTTTGCGCGGCCTTCCTCTTCGCTGGACGGCCTTAAATTCCTCTGCGAACTCTCCATCCTCTACCCGGACGGCTACGCCCATCTCGAGAAAAGAATCCGCAAGCTTTTTCTGCCAATCAAGATTCGTCGGCAGAACTTCGTTTACTTCGTAGAGACGGACGGATGCACCGTTTGCATCCGCCGTCCCCCTGCAAGCCATAATCATCCGAATAGACATAGTGCTTGCGGTAGGCTACTTATGTAGCCCACCCCCTTCTTAAACGTGGCGCGGGTTGCCCTTAACCACTACAGCCGAGGTCGGCGTACCATTAGTATGCGTACCGGTACGATCGTCAACAACCCGAATGTACCGCTTACTACCAATGTAGCTAAGCTGATGCACAGAAGGCGCTTCCCCGTTAGCATCAATCGTCGCAAACACGCCAGACGAAACTGTACCATCCGCTACGTCGGCTTGCGCCACCGCAGTGTAGGTCGAGTCGTCGTCGGAATGCTCCAGCTTAAACTGGATATACACCGAACCTGAGAGGGTATCGCCTTCCGCCCCGGCTTGCGCGATAACGAGAGCCGATTCCCAGAACTGCAGATCGATTCCCGTACCGTTAGCATCAGCGGTGCGGTTAGCCGGAGCGAGCGAGACAACCGCTGCGGTTTTGTTAGACAAATCTTGCATGGCTTACTCCTTAGCTCGCAACGACTTGCAGACGGATGGCTTCGGCCATAATGACCTGACCACCAACCCGCCGACGAGCGACGTAACGGACATTGCCCGAAGTCGCCTGAGTAAACGGATCACGCAGTACCGCGAGGCTTACACGATCGACGATCATGTAACCACGGCGGAAGTCGCCAAAGGCAACCGCTTTTGCGTTAGCCGCAACGTCAGGCATATCGGGCGTTTCGACATACGGATAGCCGAGAATCGTATTCGGCACACCCGCAATAATCTGCATCCCCGGCTGGAAGACATACTGACCGGCGGTATCCTTAAGCTTACGGATAGCGGCCAGAGTAGTCCTATTGAACAGGAACGTAGCATTGCGGGCATAGTCCGACTTGATCGCATGAACCAGCGTAATCAGACCGTCCGCCGTAAGCAACGAAGCATTACCTGAGTTGGTCGTGCCGATCGATGCGTTGGTCAGAATACCCTCGGGCTTACCCACCGCGTTACCGGAAACAAACGCGGTGCCTTCCGCTTTAGCGAACTGCTCGGCGAACTCGCCGGACATTTCCGCTTCTACGTCAAACACAGCGTCCTCGAGCAACTGCTCAGAGATATCAACGAGCGCGTACATCTCATGCGTCGGAAGCTCTTCCTGACCCGTCGTATAGCCGGTGGTTTCCGCACGGGTGCCTTGCTCCGCAACCCATTGCGCGGCGAACGTACCCGAGCGAGTCGGCATCTTGATCGACTTTTGAGTCGTCGAACGGATGCGGGCTACAGAGCGAATCGGGCTAATCTCGGTTACGGTCTTAAGAAGCTCGCGAACATACTCTTC